ATGACGTTTTATGTGTACCGCCGCGGATCCGGCTTCGAGCTGTCGAACGGCATCGATACAACCATGCCGGTTGCCGATGAGGCCGCAGCGATCGACGCGGCGGTGCGTATCGCGCAGGACAATGACGTCCTCTACACGATCAACTATTGGCGGCCGTGAGCCAGTGCTCGCCCCCCGGCGAGCGCCCTGCGCCTAGAAGTTGCTGATCAGCAGCTCGGCCGCGTTGTTCGCGCCCTTCGCGCCAACGGTGTACGTCGTCTCGACCTCATCCATCTTGAACGCGCCGAACACCTCGCGCACGCCCGGCGTGTCGTTGAGCGAGAGCAGAAACCGCCCCCGGATCCCCGCCAGCTGCGCCGCCAGCGCCTCGAAATCAGCCCGCACAAACACGTCGGGGCCATAGTCGCCTTCGCACCCCCAATAGGGCGGATCGAGATAGAACAGCGTGCCTGAGCGATCATAGCGGCGGATGAACTCGCCGAACGCCAGCTGCTCGATCACTACCCCCGCCAACCGCTCGTGAATATCCGCGAGCATCGGCTCCAGCTTGGCGATGTTGAACCGCGCGCCCTGGGTGACATCGACGCCAAAGGTGCGCCCGTTGACCCGCCCGCCAAAGGCGAGCCGCTGCAGATAGAGGAACCGCGCCGCCCGCTGAAGGTCGGTCAACCGCTCACCCGGCAGTGCGCGCAACCGCTCGAACTCGGCCCGGCTCGCCACGCGGAACCGCAGCATGTCGATGAAATAGGGGAAATGCTCCTGTAGCACGCGAAAGAACGTCGCGACGTCACCGGAGACATCGTTGATGATCTCGGCCCGCGCGCGCCGCCGCCGGCGCAGGAAAATGCCGCCCATGCCGACGAACGGCTCGGCGTAGGCGTCATGGTCGACCGCGTCGATGATCCGCACGATGCGGGCCGACAGGTTGCGCTTGCCGCCGATATAGCCCGCAGCGGGTGCCACGGGCTGAACGCTGGTACTGGACATGTTGGAAATCTCGCTCTCTTAGGACTCCCGCCCGGCATTGCCGGGTGCGGGACGGCCGATCTGGCCAATCTGTCGTGGCGAGCGTAACCTCGTCGGTGAACCGGGCCGCCACCCGGCTCGCCCCCGCCTGGCCGACGCCAAGCGGGGGCAGTATCAGGCCGCGTCCGCGACCGTGATCTTGGTGTTGTCGAACGCGATCAGCTCGCGTCCCAGATCCTCGTTGACCTGCAGGAACCGCGCCTGCAGCGCCTGAATCTCCAGCACCACGAACATCATCATCGACTGCAGCGGGTTGCCCGGAGTCGTGCCCTGCGCCGGCACGATGCCGAGCAGCGCCGGCGGCGTCCGATGCGCCGCGAGCACGTCATCGCGCGTCGCGGTCTTGATGCCCAGAAACTCGTCCTTCGCCGCCACCTCGGCGATCGGCAGGATCTTCAGGCTCCCTTCCTTCCCGTTCGGCGCGTGAACGAACAGGTTCTTGAAATTGCCCGGCCCTTTCGACTTGCGCAGTGCGTCGCGCAGCTTGTCGGTGTCGTCGGCATCGATGTCGCCCGTTGCATAGAGGATATACCCGGCGTGGCTGCCATTGAGGTAGTAGCGGCGGCGGAACAGCGTCGCCGCCTCGTTGAGCAACGCCGACTGCAGCGCGCTCAGATATTCGGGCACGCCATAAATCTCCTGGTTCACGTCGGGCTGGCGCAGCATGACGACGCTGCCCGGTCGGAACTCGGTCTCCTGCTGATGCCCCGGCACAAAAAAGAAGCGCCCCGGCTCGACCCCGCGTCGGGTGAACTTGGCGAGCGCGTGCTCATAGCGCAGCACCCCGCCCAGCACATTGAGCCGCTCCTCCAGATAGCCATAGCCAAAGACCAGATAGTCCTGGGCGAACGCCTCAAACGCCGCCCGGCTAAGCTGCGGCGACGGGACGAACGACGCGGCGAGCAAGTTGCGCTTGAGGTAGATGGCGGAGCTGTGGTGCGGCGAGACGCGGAACGCGCGGGCCAGCCCATCGACGGGAATGGGCGGCTCGAACCAGCGGCCATTGTGCGGGCATTCGAGCATGTCGATCAGCTCGCGCCGGTTCAACACCGGCTCCGGGTCGCCAAAGCTGAAGGCGGTCATCCCCCCCGCATTCGTCGCCGCGACGATGGCTCCACGGGAAGCCGCCGCCGATTCCTTCGTCGACATCCGCTGCGCTCGATCCCTCTTCGCCATCCATAATCTCCATGCGCGTCTTCGGCCGCGCCTTGCCGTCCAGGGGTTCGTTGATGAGGATGTGCATGACCGCCCACGCCAGATCGGCGTGGCCGATGTCGTCGCTGCGGCTCGCCTTGAACGTGATCGCCGCGCCGCCACGGGTCAGCGCCTTCTTGATCGACAGGAAGCTCGACTGGACGTCGATCCACCCGGCGTCGAACTCGATGCGGCCACGGGCGAAGCTGTGCTGCGCCTTCATGACCATCGTCGCCTTCGCTTCGAGCGAATATTCGATCTTGACCAGGCCGCGCACATTCTCGCGCTGCAGGCACTGATAGACGCCGACGCCGCACCCATTGGCGTCGATGCCCAGATAGGTGCAGTTGTAGCGTTTGAGGCGCGCGATGATGAACTCGGCCTGCGCCTGAAAATCGAGCCCGCGCAGCTGGTGGCGCTCGATCAGGCGGAACTTGCCGCCCGGCCCTTCGGGGGGCAGCGCGATCACGAGCGCCGCATTGTCGCCGTCCTCGCTCTCCTGCGGATCATAGCCCGCCCAGACCGCGCGGTTGCCGACAGGGCGCGGGGCGAGCAGATCGACGTCACGCCAATCGACCATCGCATCGACGGTCGCGCGCTGCAGCTCGTTGAACTTGAATGCCGACAGGCTGTCATCGACGAACTGGCACAGCAACAGGTTGGCAAATTCGTCGGGCGCATATTCGACGCGCAGCTCGTCGATGTCGAACAGGTCGCACCCGCGCGCGGCCGCGTCCTCGATTGTCACGATCTGCCGCCAGATCTTGTCCTCGCACTCCACGCCCGCCTTCAACCGTGCATGGCTGACGTCGATCGTGACGCGATCTTCTTTCTTGAGCCGTCGGTTGCGCCGCTCGCCGGTCCAATAGGGGTGCGCCTGATGCGCGACCGAGCTGGGTGTCGAGAAATAGGTGCGGCGCCAGCGCTTGTGCATCGCCATCGCGCTCGCGACCTTGTTCAGTTCCTCAAAGCCATAGGTCCAGAAGAACTCGTCGAAGTAGAAATTGCCGTGATAGCCCTGCGCGGTGCGCGCATTGGTGCCGAGGAAGATCAGCTCGGCCGCCGGTTCGTCATCGGGCATCGTGTCGGCGGTGACGACGATCGGGTCGCCCTGCAGTTTGACCCCGACGCGCGCGGCGAACTGGATGATGTAGCCCCGGAAGATATGCGCCTGGTTCTTCGACGCTGACAGGAAGATCTGGTTGCCGCCCCCGCGCAGCGCGTCGAGCAGCGCCTCGCGCGCGAAATACCAGGTCGCGCCGATCTGGCGCGACTTCAGGATCATGCGCGTGCGCTGATCCTTCGCGGCCCACCAATCCTCCTGATATCCGAACAGCTCGTCTTCGAAGATCGCTTCGAGCTGCTCGACCTGTTCCGCGGTGAAGTGGTTCCTGACTGCCTTCTTCCGCTCGCCGGCGTTGCGGTTGCCAACCTTCTCGTTGAGGTCGCCCTCGTGCCCGCCCGGCGCTTCGTACCGGCGCACCCGCGCGGCCGAAACCACCGCGCGCATCAGCAGGTCGATCTCCTTGAAATCGCCGCCGGTTTTGCTTTCCTTGGCGATCAGCAAGTTGAGGCGGCACTCAAGCGCGTCCTCAACCTTGGCGATCGACGGCGCGTCATCCCACTTCTCGCGATCCTTCCACGCCTGGACGGTCGGCCGCTTCAGCCCCAGCTCGTCCGAGATCTGGGTTACGCCCCACCCGCGCCAATAGAGACTGCGCGCCTGACGGCGCGCATCGACCGGGATCGGCAGGGTCGATGCGGGAAGTTGTTCGTCGATCGGCGCCATATCCGCCGACCTCGACCAGGTCAGACCGTCGGGGTAAGCGGGATGCACTGTAGAAACTCATTCTACATCACCTGGAATAGAGTGTGGTTACGGGTCTGGCCTGCGAAGGCCATAAACTCCGTCTTCGACACACTGGCAAAGCAATCGTGCGGCTGAAACCATCGCAAGCGCTCGTTCCATTGTGGAATATCGAATCAAGGTTTGCTAGCGAGCGTGTCGGGGAGATCTTTAGTTGAGCGATGAAAACGGCCAAACCAAGAAACGAAAGGTCAGCACTAAGGTTGCTCTCCGAGCACTGGTTCAGAAGGGACTGAGTCGCACATCTGTAGGGATGAAGCGAAGAGAGCAGGCAAAGTTCATGCTCGCAGAAACGTTGGCCAAAAAGCGGATGCGAATATCCAAAGCGGCGCAAGGGGGAGGCTCAGACCCTCAGCATAACGCGGCAGTACGACGCTTCGCTCGCGACAAGGCGCGCGAGCTCAAGAAACAAATTGTGGATAACAACCAGCGGCTGAAAATGAATCAGTCTGCGTTAATGCGCGACCGGATTCCATCCCCTCTGCTCGATAGCCTTGACCCGGACCGCGCTGGCCGGTGGCGGAGGATTCTCGCCAGAAAGTACCGATCTGAGTATTTACGCCTCAAGCTGACCAGTCTGAATTTCTTGGATGATCCAATCGGCACGATCGAAAACATATGTGCGCTTTCGAAGATCGATTGCGAGGAAGTGAATGCGTTTCTCGATTTCGACGACCCTTACTGCTACGATATCGGCGCATTTCTCGTAATCTCCGAGGTTTGGCATCAGCTCAGCCCGATCTACCGGGGAGGCCGAATGAGTGCCCCCATCCAGAAGGTGCTCGATACCGTAGGAGTGGGTCGAGATTTAGGCATTCGGCTTCTAGGTGTTTCAGATCATGAGGATATCTGGCCATTTGAGATGCGCCGACGCCGGCCGAGAGGAACGACACAATCACCGACTGCGCAATTGCGCCCACAAGGTCGGGAGCAACTGAACGATAAGCTGGTTGAGCTTATGGACGAGTGGTTGGCGGTCGCCTCTGAAAACGCGCCAAACGTCCCGGATGACGTGATGTGGGAGCTCACCCTGGAAGGGAAAGCGAACATCGCCAATATGGTCGGAGAGATTCTCGACAATGCCGAGCGACATAGTTCGGGCGATGGGGACGGCGACTGGACGATGGCCGCTTTCATGGCAAAGCGGTCGGAAGACGGCCAACCCGACGCAATGAAGTGCTACCTGGCCTTTCTCAGCGTTGGGCGATCTATCGCGCAAACGATCGAGCGGGCGCCGGCGCAAACGCAAGAGTTTTGTAACCGGTATGCTGTACAGCACGCAAGAAAGGGCCAGTCGCGCGATACTCTGATCACGATCGCAGCTCTTCAGGATGGCGTAACGTCGGCGCATGAAGCTGTGTCCAACCGCCGAGGAGGAACGGGTTTGCAAGACACTCTCGATCTGATCGGTGACCTAGGCGGCGCTCCGGATCCCGGCGCGGACGCGCGCGTGACGATCGTATCAGGCAAATCTTGCATTCGACTCCGGCATCCGATCCTTGTAGGGCGGAGCGATGGGAATAATCGGCGGGTGCAGTGGTGCAATCAGGCGAACGACCCTAGATACCCACCGGATCGCGACATTGCCTTTGACCTCCCGGCGCATTTTGCCGGCACGCTCGTTAGTGTTGCGTTCACGTTGGATCCGGGACTTTTCGTCCCCGAAAGCGAACACGATGGACAAGACGATGATTGATCTCGACGCGTTGACGGATAATGGCAAGGTGCACAACCTAAGTGGCCACGACCGGGGCGTCGCTGCGCGTGTCGCGTTTGAGCTCGACCGACACGATGCTGAGACCGGCGAAGTCGAGATTGTCGTACCGGAGCATATCTATGCTGTGAGCCCGTCGTTCGTGCAGGGCCTGCTATCCGGCAGTTTCCAGAAGTTTGGCTTAGACCGTGAAAAGTTCTTTGCGCGCTATCGCCTTGTTGCGACCGATTTGATCAAGCGACAGTTCGACCGCGGCATCTCGGCAATCCTCACCAATCGCGACTTGACAACACACTGAGCCCTTCATGGGAGAGCCAGCTAACGCGATAACAACGGCGCAAGCCGTCGGCTGGTCCGTAACAGGTATCGGGATCGTAATTAGTCTCGGCTGGAATTTCTATAACTCTTGGCGAACACGAAAAGTCGCCGAGCAATTGCGAACAGAGCAATACCGCGCTGGGCAGTGGGCACGTGTGCGTGATCGGATTGAAAGCGCGTTAGACGATCTGGTCGATGCGAGCAGAGTCGTCGTGCACCAAGCACAGCAGCTTGATGAGTCTAACTTTCAGTCCAAAGTGGTTGGCGTCCTTTTGATCCTACTCGTCGATGCCCAGGACAAGCTCGCAAGTGCGTTAGAAGAGGCCAAGCTTTCCGCCTACTGCGAAGGGGACCATTGGTACGACGCCGCCAATGGCAAAAGGCAAGGCAGTGAGACCTCGTGGGACAATGTAATTAGGATCATGGCGGAGGCTGAAGCGGCGGGAAATAAGTCGGACATGGTTGCAGCACTCAAAGCCCTTAAAAGTCCGATTGGCGAAATTCGCACCGCAGTGAACCAGTGTTGCCGCGCCCAAGACATGCTGCTGGATCCCGAAAAAATCTGAATCCGGCGACGCCGATCGAACACAGCGATGTTTTAGAACTTCCGCTCTAGCCAGACATGCCGCGACGACTGCCTTGGTTATCCGGGATGTGTCGGCATTCGGCCCGAAGCCGCCTCAACCGACCTTCCGATCAATGTAGAACCCCGCTCTACAATCCCCCGCGCTTGAGAAGCTGCGCCCCTTCGTCCCCTTTCGCCGATGTCACTGCGGCCATCGCCGCCAGCATCGCACCGACCAGGGGACCGCATCGCCATGGCCACCAAGAGCAAGTTCTTCCGCGCGTTCGTCGAGGGGCAGACGATCAGCGACGGCCGCAACGTCACTGCCGAGATGATCGACCAAGCCGTCGAGACGTTCAACGCCGCCACTTACACCCCCGGCATCAACATCGAGCATCTGTCCGGCTTCAGCCCGAACCCGCCCTTCAACCGCTATGGCGACATTTGCGCGGTGAAGGCGCAAACCGATGACGTCGTCATCGCCGGCAAGAGCGAGAAGCGCCGCGCGCTCTACGCCCAGGTCGATGCCCTCGATCAGCTGGTCGAGCTGGCGAAGAGCGGCCAGAAGCCCTTCCCCTCGGTCGAGCTGACCGCCGACTACGCTGGCACCGGCAAGGTCGGCCTGGTCGGCCTCGCCTTCACCGACAACCCAGCAAGCATCGCCACCGAGAAGCTCGCCTTTTCGCGCTCGGCAACCGTTCATCGCACGATCTATTCGACTGGCACCGAAGGGGTCGCGATCGAATTCGACGCCAAGGCTGCCGATGCGACCGGCATCACGGATGCGATCACGAACGGCCTGACCGGGTTCTTCGCCAAGTTTCGCACCGAACCGGCCAAGGAAGAGCCGGCGCCGCCCGCCAACGATAATTTCGACGCGCAGGCATTCGCCACCGCCTTCGCGGCGACGGTCGGCGAGCAGATCGCCGCTGCGATGAAGCCGGTCACCGAGACTGTCGCGGGCATCCAGACCGAGTTCGCCGACATCAAGGCGAAGCTCGAAAAGTCGCCCGACAGCAGCTTCGCGCGCGGCCCCGCCACCGGTGCAAGCCCGAACGCCCAGTTCGTCACCGACTGCTGATCCAGCCAGCGCGCCAACCCCCAATCGCCCCCCGCCCCCCGGAGTCGCCCCCATGCAGCCGAACACTCGAGTCCTTTTCAACCGCTACGTCGGCCAGCTCGCGCAGCTCAACCAGCTGCCCGATGACTTCACCGCCATCCCCGGCGAGCTGAAGCAGTTCGCCGTCGCCCCGGTCATCGAACAGAAGCTGCAGGCGAAGCTTGCCCTCACCTCGGACTTCATGAGCCGCATCAACGTTGTGCCTGTTGTCGAACAGCAGGGCGCGCGCGTCGGCGTCGGCATCTCGCGCTCGCTGGCGAGCCGCACCAACCGCGCCGCCGGCAATCGCCGCACGCCCACCGATCCGACCGGCAGCGACGCGATCGACCAGTACAACTGCAAGAAGACCGACTACGACTATGCATGGGGCTACGCCCTGCTCGACGCCTGGGCACACCGCCCGGAATTCCAGCAGCTGTGCCGGGACGCGGTGATCCTGCAGAAGGCCGAGGATGTCATCACCATCGGCTTCAACGGCGTCAACGCCGCCGCCCAGACCGATCGCGAAGCCTATCCGCTGCTTCAGGACGTCAACCATGGCTGGCTCTACAAGATGCGCACCTACGCGCCGGGCCGCGTTATGTCGCATGGCACCAAAGATGCGCTGAAGGTCTATGTCTCGGACGTGGGCGCGGCGGATTATGTCAACCTCGACGCACTCGTCTTCGACGCCATCCAGAACCTGCTGCACGAGCGCTTCCGCACCGCGACCGACCTGGTCGTGATTGTCGGCTCGGACCTCGTCCACGAGAAGTATTTCAAGATCGTCTCGGAGGCGGGCGACAAGGCGACCGAACAGGTCGCGCGCGATATCATCCTGTCGAGCCGCCAGCTCGGCGGCAAGCCGACCATGCAGGTGCCGTTCTTCCCGGCCAACGCGATCCTGATCACCAGCCTCAAGAACCTGTCCTACTATTGGCAGGTCGGCACCGCCCGCCGCGCGATCCGCGACGAGCCCGCTCTCGATCAGATCGAGAACTATGAGAGCATCAACGACGCTTTCATGGTCGAGGAATACGGCAAGGCCTGCCTGATCGAGAACATCCAGCTCGGGGCGTTCGCGCCTTAACGGCTCGGCCCCTTCCCTCGTCCGCCCTCACTCGAACAGGATCGACCATGAGCCCAGCTCGCCACCATCGGGAACGTCACGCCGCCACTGCGACGTCCGCCGATCCCAAGCGCGTCGCATCCACGAGCGAGGGCGGGCACGCCGCCATCGCGCCGCCGGCCAAGCCGTTCACCATGACGCCAGCGCGCGCCGCGCAGGACCGCAACCTCGCAATCGCCGCCGCCGCCGTCGTCGCGGAACAGCCCTCCGCTGCGTCGGACTCGGGCACGCCGCAGGAGCGCGCCACCGCCCAGGTCAATCTGCGCCTGCAGCATGATCTGCGCCGCCTGCGCGACATCGCGTCGATCGAGAAGAAGATCGAGGCGAAGCGCGAAATGCTCCCGCACTACGCGGCATGGGTGCAGGGGCTGGTCGATGCCGGCGTCGGCCTTGAGGAAGACGTGCTGCCTACCGTCATGATCTGGCGGATCGACACCGGCGACTTCGACGGCGCGTTAGTGCTGATCGAGCATGTTCTCGACCACAACCTGCCCCTCCCCGCGCGCTACGAGCGCTCTGCCCCGGCCCTGATCGTCGAAGAGATCGCCACCGCAGCGTCCAAGATTCAGCAGGCCGGCGAAGCCTTCCCGTTCGAGATCCTCGGGCGAATCGACATGCTCACCGAAAAGGCGGACATGCACGATCAGATCCGCGCCAAGCTCAAGAAGGCGATCGGCATCGAGCAGATGCGCAGCGCGCTCAATGACGCGGGCGACGCGATTACCAACCAACCGCTGGCCAAGCTCGCGCTCGAAACTCTCGGCCGCGCCCGCAACCTCGATCAGCGCGTCGGCGTCACCGACCGGATCAAGAAGCTGACCAAGCTGATCACCGCACTCGAACCGCCGGCACAGACCGGCTGACAGGCTCGCCCCCCGGCGTCGGGGGCGGATCGCGCATGGCGGGAGGGGCTTCGGCCTGAGGGCCGCCACTGACCCGATCCCCACCCCCGCAATATTCGAAGGACCGACCATGACCATCGCTCGCGCACTCATCCTCGCCGCGCTGACCGCGATCATTCTGGTCGGTCACTTCTTCCCGCTTGCCTTTGTCGCCCTCATCTCTTCCCTCGTGCTGCTCGCCAGCATGTGGGCGGTCGCCGCAGGCCTCGTCTTCACCTTGCTCGCGTCCACCTGGCGCTGGCGCGTCGCCTCGATCGCGCTCAGCGTCCTCGGCTTCGCGCTTTATTTCGGCACCGCGTGCGTGCTCGCCTTGGCACTCTCGCGATGAGCCACTTCGTCTTCGACGCAACCCCGGTTGCGCCTGCTCCGCCTGAGGCGGAATCGGTGGTAACCAATGACGGCTGGTTTCCCGACATCGATCCCGCCGATGTTCGCCGCGACAGCCGCGTGCGCGAGAGCGTCACCGCCCCCCGCCTGCGCCGCGCGATCATCGACGGCATCATCACCGTCAACCGCCAGCTTGCGGGGTGGAAGGCCGCCCATCTCGCCACCGGCCATGCAACGATGGCGGCGGTCCCGGCGGATGAGATCGACGGCAAAAGCCAGCTGCTCCAGCTCTACTCGGGCGCAATCTGCGCCGCCGCAAAGGTCGAGCTGGTCGAGCGCTACCGCGACACCGATCTGACCGGGGCCGGGCAGCGACAGGTCGATGAACTGGATCCCGCGCTGGGCGAGCTGCGCCGCGACATGATTCACGCCGTCCGCGATATCCGCGGCGAAGGGCGGACCGTGGTGGAGCTGATCTGATGGTCGACACCATCCGCGCCCGCGCGGGCGATACACTCGATGGCCTGATCTGGCGTGAGCGTGGCCTCGGCGCTGAGGCGCTCCCCGCCGTCATGTCGGCCAACCGTGGCATCGCCGGGCTGGGGGCTGTGCTCCCGATCGGCACGCCGGTCATCGTCCCCCCCGCCGCATCGACGGCCCGCGCGACCCGCGAACTCGTCCAACTCTGGAGCTGACATGGAAAACAAACTGCTCGCGCTGGTCGATGCCTTTCTGACCCTCATCTCCGGGCTTTTCCCCGGTGCGATTGGCGCTGCGGTCGGCATGGCGTGGCGCAAGGGGCTGACGTGGCGAGAGCGCTTCGTGCAGCTCGCCGTTGGCATCGTGGTCAGCTGGTTCGTTACCCGCGCGATCGGCGCGCTCTGGCCGCTCTGGTTCCGGCATGAACCCGATCCGTTCGTGATGCAGGCCATCGCCTTCACCATTGGCATGATCGCCTTCGAAGCCACTCCCCGTTTCATCGCCGGCGCGTCGGACGTCATCGGCGGCTTGCCCGCCCTGATCCGCGACCGCCTCATCGGAAAGGGAAAATGATGCGTGTCATCGACAAGATCGTGATCCACTGCGCCGCGACCCGCGAGGGGCAGGCGATCACTGCCGCCGATATCGCGCGGATGCACCGCGCGCGCCGCTTCCGCACGATCGGCTATCACTTCTTCCTGCGCCTCGACGGGACGCGTGAGGTCGGCCGAGCGATCGAGCAGACCGGCGCCCATGTTGAGGGGCACAATGCCCACTCAATCGGCATCTGCTACGCCGGCGGTGTCGATGCCCAGGGCAAGGCAAAGGACACCCGCACGCCCGAGCAGCGCGCCGCCCTGCGCGAGCTGATCGTTGAGCTCAAACAACGCTTCCCTCGCGCACGGATCTGCGGCCACCGCGACCTTTCCCCCGACGCGGATCGCGACGGCAAGGTCGAACCGCACGAATGGCTCAAGCAATGCCCTTCGTTCGACGTGGCGGCATGGCTGCGGGAGGAAGGGCTGTGATCAAGACGCTCACCGGCGCGGCCAAGGCCGCGAGCGGCTTTCTCGGGTCGAGCTGGTGGGTGCTCCTCGCCCTCGCCAGCGTCGCGGCGTGGTTCTACGTCGATGGCCAGCGCGTCCGCGCCGATCGCGATGCCTGGGCGGGATGGGGCGCTCAGGTCTGCGCCTTCAGCGGCACCACGCCCGAGGCCGTGACGGTCGAGGTCGACAAGGGCAAGCGCCGGGTCAAGAAGGCGCGCGGCCAGCTGTGCAGCGAGGCGGTGCAGGATCTGGCGTCCTTTAAGGCGCAGACGATCAGCAAGACCGCCGACACCCTCGCCGCCGCGCAGACCGAACGGGACGTCAAGACGGGAACCGACGTCGCGACCGCTTCGAGCAACGTGGCGCGGCGGCGCGATGCTGTAACCAAAATGGAGAAAGCCGATGCGCAAATTGGCGATGATGATCGCGTGGACGGCAACTGGTTTGCTGGCATCAACGACCTTGGCGGGCTGCGCTAAGCCCGACATCCGCCCTGAACCGCACGTCGTCGCGGTCCCGGTCAAGGATACGCCGCCTGCGGATCTGCTGACCTGTCCCGAACCGGCCAAGCCGTTCCCGACCGATGCCACCGCCACGATCCCGGAAAGCGCTCGCGCGCCGCTGAAGGGGCTGGCACTCGGCTATCGCGACCTGTTCGACCGCACCCGACGACTGATCAACTGGATCGCGCCGGGCAGCTGCCCCGCGCCCGCGCCCGCGAAATAGCCGATGCTGCACAAGCCCTCCTCGTTGCGCACGATGCTGCTGGACAAGGTTCCGGCGCTCAAGGCCGACCCGTCCCTGCTCTCGATGTTCATCGACAAGGGCAAGGTGATCTCGCGTGCGACCGGCAACCCCTCCTTTCAGTATCGCTACACCCTCAACATCGTGGTGCAGGATTATGCTGGCGACATCGACGCGCTGATCCTGCCAATCCTGCTTTGGGTCGCGCGCGAAGAGCCGGAACTGCTGGAGCGCGCGCCGCACGAGCCGATCCGCTACGAATCCGAAATCCTTGACGCCAGCTCGGCGGACGTCTCGATCTACATCGAACTGTCGGAACGCGTTCTCGTCGTGCGCGACAATGCCAGCGGCACCTATACCACATCGCACCTCGACGATCGCTACGCGCCGCCGGCATGGGATGCCGAGGGCGCGACGCTGCAGCACCCGGCGTCTGAAGCGTCGATCTGCCCATGACCGACCAAGGCATCGAACGGATCGAGGAACTGTGCGGCGCGATGTTGCGCAACCTCGCCGCTGGCGAGCGCCGCCGAATCCTCGGCACGGTCGCGCGCCAACTCGCCGCGTCACAGCGCGCCCGCATCGCCCGCCAGCGCGCGCCGGATGGATCGGGCTATGCCCCGCGTAAGCCCCGCGAGGCGGCTGAGCCCGGTGCCTATCCGTTGCGCTTCCTCTACCCGAAGGGTGCCGCCGAGCCGCGCCTCGTCACAATGGCCAGCTGGACGCGCCAGGGTCCGCTGCTCACCGGCTTCGATCAAGAGGCGGGCGGGATCCGCAGCTTCTTTTGGGACAAGGTGGCGAAATGGCTTCCGACCGCCGACGTCGCGGGCGGAAAGGGTCGCTATCGCCGCCGTGGCGCGATCCGCCAGCGCGCCATGTTCCGCAAGCTCAAGAGCGGGAAGTTCCTGCGCGCCGGCGCGACCGACAGCGAGGCATGGATCGGCTTCAGCGGGCATGTCGCCGATATCGCGTGGATCCACCAGGACGGGCGTCAGGACCGCCCGTCACCGCGCGCACGGCCCGTGCGCTATCCCCGCCGCGAGCTGCTCGGCCTGACGCCGCCGGAACGTGCGACGATGGTCGATCTGGTGCTGAGCCATATCGCCCCCGATTAGCCCCGATGTCCGGTTTCAGGCCGCCTGATCGAGCGGCGCAGTGTCGCGAATTTTGGGTGGAAAGCGGTCACTCGATCAGGCGTCGTCTTCCGCGTAAGCAATCAGCCGCTGGCACCTCTGGTCGGCAGGCCCTGCCAGCCCCTCGATGACTTCGCGAGCAATGAAAGTCTCAAGGAAATAGTCGAAAAGCACGCCGTCGCGCTCCACCGGTTCAGTGGTGTCCGGCGCTGGCGATACGAGCACCGCATCCGCATCGCATGACCATGGCCGCGCAACGTAGATGGTCGTGTCGTCATCGGACCAAGTTGATGCGCCGTCCATAAGTTCGATTAGCCGCATGCCGCCCTCCGTCGCTTGCCGGGGTATCGTGGGGCGTGAATGACCGCAACGGGGTCGCTTGCGGCAGGTCCGGTTTCGAGATCGCGTTCCAAGCGCGGGACCCGCTGAAACCGGATTCGCGGAACGGCCGCTTGAGAGGGGTGGAGCTGAAAACGAACGGCTCATTCCGCGTTAGAGCTTCACAGCAGCGTTGCCGCCGTCAGCCCACAAAGCTGAGCCCGTAACGAAGCTCGCCATGTCGCTGGCGAGAAACAATGCCGCCTTGGCAATTTCCTCGGGGTCAGCGATCCGCTTCATCGCATGCAAACCAGCAGCCCATTCGCGCTGCGCTACATCGCCAGCCATCTCAGTAGCGGTGCCTCCTGGCAGGAGGGCGTTCACCCGAATGCCCGCGGTGGAATAGTCCGCTGCTATGCCGCGCACCAACCCCATGAGCCCTGCCTTGGCGGTCGCATAGGCACTCATGCCCGGTAGTCCCACGCTGTTCCCAACAAAGCTGCTGGTAAACACGAGAGCGCCCGTTCCATGCTTCAGCATTGCCGGGATTTGTGCTCGGGCCCCCAGGAACGCTGCCGTTAAGTTGGTCGTCAGCACCTCTTGCCATTCCCGAGGCTCTACATCGGCCAAGGGCTTGATGGCGCCGACCAAACCCGCGTTGTTGAACCCGATATGCAACCCCCCAAAGGTTGACTGGGCAGCAGCCACGGCCTTCTGGTGCGTGCGCTCGTCGGCTACGTCTCCCACTATCGCGAGGGCGCGACCTCCGGCGTCCCGGATGTCGCGGACCAACTGATCCAGCGGTCCGTGCCGGCGGGCAATTAGCACGACGGCGGCCCCGTTCGCGGCAAACAACGTTGCTGCCGCTTTTCCTATTCCCGAGCTCGCGCCCGTAATGATGGCGACTTTACCGTCGATCAGTCTCATTCTGTTGCTCCGCCTTGAGGGAGCGACCGAATAGGGCGCTCTCAAGATCGAAGCGTCCCAGTTCATGCCTCCAAACCGGCAGAGGCGCCGAAGCCTCGGCCCGAGCGCGAGGAACTTCCATCTGGAACGAGAGGTTTAGCAGTCATGGGGCGGGGATTTACTCCCATGTTGCCCGTCCTGCGCCTACCCCGATGTGGCCTAACAGCCTTCCCGGGGCCGCACAGCGGCGCGACCTATCCCCCCGGAACCCGGTCGCGCCGCTGTGCGGATAGCCGCCAGGCGTTGATCGCTAAACGGGGCGGCGGGAAAATAGGACCGCCCAGCGCGCCGAGCCGGAAATATCGGGCCACGCTCGCATTGTCCTACGATGCCCCGTTATTAATTCCACTCGGTCCATAACGGCGTCGTGCGCGACGGCGAGGGAATGCAGCTACGTGATATTGATCACGCTAAACGCCATGCCACCCTATTCGCGGGCGATCTGCTCAAGGAAGTGGACGGAGGCGTGTTCACCGACGACCTAGGCATCGATGCGACCAATGACCGAGGCGTGCTTCTATTCCGCATTGCGATCAGCGGCAACGTGGCACCAGGTACGGGGTAGAACGCGAGACATCCGCTTCGTTTGTTCATTCTGGGTGCTTTTGGTATGTCTGCGCGGTCGGGGGGCGACTCGACGGAGTAGGCCATGTCGGAAACGGCATCCCAGTATTACACACGGCGCGCTGCGCAGGCTCGCACGATGGCTGCGAAGGCATCAGACATATCAGCCCGCCAAGCTCACGAGGTTCTAGCAGCGCAGTACGAGCGCATGGCGTCCGGGCAGCCCGCGAAGCTGAACATGGTGGCTAGCTGATAGCAGAAAGGCCCGGTCGCTGTGATCGAGCCTTTCCGGCGTGCCCGCGAAATGCCGCTATAGTAGACCCGCCACACATGATCCAGGCGATGACCGCTTCTAGGGGGAGGTGGTCACGATTTTGAGGATAGACCTTCAAGGATTGGGCGGGTTGCCCTTCGTGCGCGTGGCCAGGCCAAACCCCAAGCCAAGGGCTGCGCCTATCGCAATTCCCAGTGCGATGTTGTCCATAGCCACGCCTATTGCGACGCCTATGGCGACGCCGATCGCGAGATATTTGCCGACCATACCTTCTCCATGCTTTCAGCTAAGCCTAGCTGGCTTGCAGGGTGCTTTTGCCTATCGTCGGCAAGCGGGCGCTCGTGCAGTTCTGCGAGACGCGCGAGGGCGGCAACCCGCTTTACCGTAGTTCCCACCTGTCCCTGTGATTCGATGGGATCTGCCGGCAGGCAAGTAGGCGGTTCGGCTGCCACCTGGGTCGATCCGACTCCGACTAGTCGGCGACGCTCGGACGATGCTCTGGCAACGGGGCGGTGCCATGCGCCTGCGCATGTCGCCGCTCGTCGCCGTTATGCTTCGGAGCGCAGCAGGCGCATGGCGACATCTTCGGTTGCCTCGCGCCTGCAGCTGCTGCCCGTCGTGCATGACGGTTCACTGATAACCGCCTTCTTCCTCGCGTCTCTCGGCGGCGTCCTCCTGCGCCTCGACCAGCTCCGTGTCCTCGTTGTTGTCGCGCTCGGTCTCTTCCGGGTTGGTAATCATGATCGGTCTCCTTGGTGAGCGAACGCATGAATCCCGCGATAGATGCGGCCTGTCGTTGACCCCGTGAAGTGCGGCGCTAGGACGAAGGTGTGGTGATCTCGATCCTGGACGCTGCCCTGTTAGCGGCTGCCGGACAAGTGCCCATCGGGCCGTGTCAGGTCGTGGACGGAGACACCCTGCGTTGCGGCGAAAAGCGCATCCGCCTGCTTGGAATCGACGCGCCGGAGAGGGGCAAGTGCCGGGTTGGCCGCAAATGTTCACCCCGCGACCCGTACGCGTCTCAGCGTAGCCTAGCGGCGGCAACCACAGGCAAGCTAACGATCAAGCGCGTCGGAACCGATCGCTACGGTCGGACGCTGGCACGGGTTCGGGGATCGAAGGGTGACCTATCATGCTTGCAGCTCAGGAAGCGTCAGGCGATGTACCGGCGCGACTGAGACAATGGGCTGAGGGTATTTCGCGCATGTCCATCCGCCTTGAGCCTTCATCGCTGGTAGGAGCAGCCCTGATAGCGGACATAGCCGGACGGCCGGAAATGGGTGGTAAGCGGACGCTGTCGTGGTAGGCTTATGTCATGGGTGAACTGCACAGATCGTCTGCGTCTCTCGGCTTCTATGGTGACGACCTTGATCCCCAAGAATTATCCGACCGCTTGGGAGGTGAGCCGACCGTGGGCGTCCGCAAGGGTGGCAAGTGGCGGACTGAAAGCGGCGTCGAAAAGGTCGCCCACACCGGGTCTTGGCGAGTAAGGGTTCCAGACTGTGCCCCAGCCGATCTCGACGGTCAGATCAACGATCTGCTCGACCGCTTCACAGCCGACTTGTTGGCGTGGAGGAGCTTTGCTCGGAAATATCGGGGCCGGATATTTTGCGGGTTATTTCTTGAAACGGGAAACGAAGGCATTTCCTTGCAGCCTGAAACGCTGGCTCGCCTTGGCGAGCGTGGCTTGCTGATCGATCTCGACATCTACGGTGCAACGGACTGAACGTCCGCAATGGGGTCGAAACGAGAAAGTCGGCTTGTAGCAAAATTTGGGACGAAGCTGCCTGACCGGTCTTGGAATCGCGAATGGCCACCGGGAACGGCTGAAATTGGGTGGTTAGCTGCCATTGCCTCAGGCAGTCAAAAGAACCACCATATGGCCACGCCGACCATGGCGAATGGGGATAGCGCGAGGATGATCGCAGTGAGCCAAGCGGCGGGCCGACCAAACCGGTCTTCGGTCCACTCAACGAGGACAGCTAACCAGCGAACTAAGGCGGGCGTCATCGCCGCATCTTACGCGACATCAGACCGACTGTAACGGGGTCGTTTGCGGTCGGGCCGCTGTTGGGGTCGCGATACGAGCGCGGGAACCGCTGAAATTGGGTGGGAGGCGGTCACTGCGGTTAGCGGTTCGTAAGCATCAAGCGCGGAGTGAGCCAGTCGCGGGTCTCCCCCGAGCACGGCGATGTGATCAGGCACTTGCTCCCTACGGCCCTGCCGTGCATCCCATCTGCCGGGAGGAAGCAAGCATGAGCGGAACAGGGTCGAGCGACGAGGCGTCGGCTACCGATACCGATAGGCCGCCTACGCCGAAGAGGCGATTCATCTTTGCTGGCTTTGGGCGCAGCAGTGATGGCCAACGCGGCTTCCTGGCCGAGGTGGGCATCATCGTGCTCGGTGTGCTCGTGGCGCTCTCGGGCGAGCAGGCAGTGCAGGCGCTACGCTGGAGCCATCTTGTCGCTCAGCAACGTGAAGTGCTCTCCGATGAGTTGCGCGGTGTACTCACGGAAGCGTCGGTTCGCCTTCTGCAGCGGCCTTGCTTCGAGCGAAGACTTCGGGAACTGCGTGTCGTGCTGGAGCGGAACAGGCAGGGTGCGCCGCTCGACCTGCGCGGCAAGCTCGGCGCGCCAACCTACACGCAGGCATCGACCGGCGCATGGGCCACCGCCCTCAACAGCGAGACACTGGACCACATGCCCCTTGCGGAGCGGCAGGAATGGGGCGGCGCTTTCGAAGGGGGAGGCGAACTGGCAGAGGTTTACAAGGCCGAGAGCGAGGTCTGGGTAGAGCTGAGCCGGATCGATCACGTCGCCCTCCTCGAATCCGAAGATTGGGCCGCCCTGCGCACCGCTTTTGCAAGAGCGCACGCGCTGAATGATCGCGCGGTATTTTTGTCAGACTGGGCGCTGGAAAACAATTCGAGGGGCCTAAGCCCGCATCCAATCACCCTTCAGCAGATCGTGTCGCTCAAGGAGACCACTCGCGCTTTCTGCGAGCCGCTCCTCGCGAAGTCGAGCGTTGATACGAGTCCCATGTAAACGGCAAGCAGGGTTCGAACTGCTGTCAATGCCTGCTTTGGGGTCGGGAGCCGTCGGGCAGCTTTTTCCAAAATCTTTCTAGCTAACGCGGCCTTGTAGTAACGCTTTCTACAAGAGCGCGGGGTCGCATAGCTCCACCCAACCCGCCGACATGGCGGTGTGTCAGACACCGCATCCAGCTCGACCGCAATCGACCTGTCGCGCCTTCCCGCGCCCAGCTTCCTCGCGCCGCTGTCCTATGAGCAGGAGCGGGCCGACTTGGTCGCGTTCTTCCAGACTGTCCTGCCGGAATTCGACGCCACGATTCCCTCCGATCCGGCGGTGAAGCTGCTCGAAGTGATCGCCTATTACGTCATGCTGAAGGGGCAAGAGTTCAACGAACGCGCCCTGCAGACCATGCTCGCCTATGCGACGGGCGCGGATCTCGATAATCTGGGCGCGCTGGTCAACGTCGAGCGGCTGATCATCGAGGAAGCGAGCGGCTCAGACCCCGCCGTCTATGAAAGCGACGCGGATCTGCGCCGCCGCATCCAGCTCGCACCCGAGAGCTTCAGCGTCGCCGGTCCCGCGACCGCCTATCGCTTTCACGCACTCTCGGCCGACGCGACGATCGCCGATGCGCTCGCGACAAGTCCAACCCCTGGGGCCGTGCTGGTCACGATCCTGTCTCGGCTCGGCGACGGCACCGCCTCACCCGATCAGATCGCGGCGGTCGAGGCCGTCGTCACCTCGCGAGAGGTGCGACCGCTGACCGACATGGTCACTGTCGCCTCGGTCGAGCTGATCGCCTTCACCGTCCTCGCGACGCTCACCCTGTTTCACGGCCCCGACGCCGTCGTGGTGCTTGCGGCTGCCGAGGAACGGCTCGACGCCTATATCGCCGATGCGCGCAAGATCGGCCGCCCCGTGACGCGGTCGGGCATCATCGCCGCACTGCATGTCGAGGGCGTGCTCAACGTCGCGCTGGCGCATCCCGCCGCCGACATCTTGCCCAACGGCACCCAGCTCGCCCATTGCACCGGTACCGACGTGATGCTGGCCGATGACTGATCTCCTGCCTCCCGCCAGCACACCGCTTGAGCAGGCCTTTGCGCAAGCCGCCGCGCGCGTCGGCGATATCCCGGTTGATGTCGCGACGCTCTGGAACCCAGCGACCTGCCCGATCGCCAGCCTGCCTTGGCTGGCCTGGACCTTGTCGGCGGACCGCTGGAACGCAGACTGGAGCGACGCGGAAAAGCGTGAGGCTGTCGCCGGCGCGATTGCTGCCCAGCGTATCAAGGGCAGCCGCCTCGCGGTCGAACAGGCGCTGCAATCGCTCGATGACCTTCTGCAGTTGGTCGAATGGTTCGAAGCCTCGCCGCAGCTCGATCCCTACACTTTCGAAGTGCGGCTGCCGCTGATCGATGCCGAGGGCGTCGCCGGCGGCACGCGCGTCTCGGCTGAGTTCGCCCGCCAGATCATCGCCGATGTCACGCGCGCGAAGCCGGTGCGCGCCCATTTCGCCCTGGTCCAGCAGCTCGAACTGATCGGGCTCCCCGCCCTGGTCGGCGCGGCCCATGGCGCAGCCTATCGCCGCCTTGATGGCGCCGCCGCCGCGTCGCCCGTCGGCTTCGATCCCGACACGCCCTGGGGCGACCTGCTCCAGGATGAGAATGGCGAGCCGCTGCAGGACGATTTCGGGAACTTCATCGACGGGACCGCGCCATGACCGCACCACTTCAGTTCGTGATCACCGATGCTGGTCGCGCGGCCCTGATCGATGCCGAAGGTGGAGGGACCGCCGCAGCCCTGATCGCAGAGGTCGGCGTGACTGCTGCGGTCTTCATCGCAGCCCCGACGCTCACCGCGCTGCCCGGCGAAATCAAGCGCATCAACACGATCGCCGGATCTGCGGCCGATGCCGACACCGTCCACCTGATCGTCCGGGATTCCAGCGACGACGAATATATTGCGCGCGGCCTTGGCTTCTATCTCGAGGACGGGACGCTGTTTGCCGTCTACAGCCAGGCCGATCCGTTCCTCGGCAAATATGCCGCGTCGCATTTCCTCACCGCGATCGACCTCAAATTCCTTGATGGTGAAGCCGACCTGATCACGTTCGGCGATTCCAATTTCCTCAACCCGCCTGCGACTGAAAGCGAGAAGGGCGTCGCCTATCTCGCCACGATCGCCGAGGCGCTGGCCGGAGCGGTCGCGGAAAAGATCATCACGCCCGCGACGATGGCGGCGGTGCTCGCCAGCTATGTCGCGGCGGACCAGCTCGGCGTTGCAAACGGCGTCGCCACGCTCGGCCCCGATGGCAAACTCCTCCTGTCGCAGCGCCCGCCGATCGACCTGATCGACGTGTTCCCTGCGGCGAGCCAAGCCGCGATGCTCGCGCTCGCCGCCACGGTCGGCGACTTCGCTGTCCGAACCGACAACGGCCTCGTCTATGTCCTTCAGGCCGCGCCAGCGACCGTCCTTGCCAACTGGCTTGAAATCTCGACGCCGGCACCGGTGTCGAGCGTCAACGGCAAGGTCGGCACCGTCGTGCTGACTGCGGCGGACGTTGGCGCTGTGCCGACGGCCCGCTCCATCGGCGTTACCGGTGGGCTGCTTACTGGCGGCGGAGACCTTTCCGCAAATCGCACCATCGGATTGGTTGCCGCCACCCAAGCTGAATGTTTCGCCGGCGTTGTGGGCGACCGCGTCGTTACGCCGAGCGGACTTGGGCCGCTCATCGTAGCGCTCGGGACCAAGGCGTCAGCCGGTGCAACCGTCGGGGGAAGCGGCCTGGTCAGTGGGGGGGGCGAGATCTCCGGTAACCCGGTCCTCTCGGTAATCGCCGCGACCGTGGCCGAACTGGCGGCGCGCGCCGCGAACCGCGCGATCTCGCCGGTGACCCTCGCCAACCTGCCCAAAAGCCTCACACCGAATGGCTACCTGACCCTGCCCTTCCCCGACGAAGAAGGCCGGTTCCCGATCCTGCAATGGGTCACCTATCGCAGCGTGATCCTTCTGGAGAGTGCTCCGTACGTCTCGTGGCCGATCGTCTTTCCCAACGGGATCCTGTTCGGAGGGGCGACCGGCTATCTCGCCGCACCCTCCTCGGCGCGCAACCTCTGGCCGCAGCTCGCCGCACCCACGACGTTCGGGACTTACGTCCAGCTGCAGCGGGTCACCGACGTCGATCTGCGCGTCGATGGCTTCGACGTCTTCATGCTTGGTTATTGAGGGGAAGGCGGCATGTTCTTCAGCCCATCCACCGGCGGCTTCTACGATCCGGCCATCAACCGCGACATTCCCGCCGATGCAGTGCGGATCTCGCGCGAACGTCATGGCGAGCTGATCGCCGCCCGAGCCGCAGGAAAAATCATCGCCCCCGATCGCGCGGGCCGTCCGGTTGCTCGCGAACCGCGCATCGGTATCGACCAGCTCCGCACCCGCGCCGTCGCATCGGTCAAGGGCGAAGCCCGTCGCCGCATTCTGGCGGTCGCCAGCCTTGAGCAACAGGCCAATGACAATGCGACCATCGCGATTGAGGCGTTCGCCGGGGTCGGGGCGGATATGGAAGGCGCGCTCGACCGCCGGGCTCGAATCGATGCGATCCGCACCGCGTCCAACGCGATCGAGGCCCAGATCGCCCGCATGCCCGCCGCGAACCTCACCGCTTTCGATCCTTCCTTACACCCCCTGTGGCCGGAGCATTCCTGATGGCGAAGATCTCCGAATTGCCTATCGCGACAGACCCGGATGGCACCGAATGGGTGCCGATTGTTCAGGACAGCATCGCCAAGCGGGTTCGTCTGAGCAGCATCGGGGGAGGCACCGGCGGCCCGACGATGGTCCCGCTCGTATCCGGCGCCCTGCCTGGCCCCGATTTTCTGGCTGACGATTTCGGCCGCCCGATCTTCGTTCCTTATGTGGAGTCCTAATCCATGACCCGGCTTTCCGATTTCCACGGCATCGGCCCCCTCGCTGATAGGCCCAGCGCGGCGGCGGCCCATGCGCTCCGCGCTGATGCGTCGCATCTCGCCTTGACCTGGACGGACAGCGGCACGGGCACCCTTTATGGCTTGAACCTCGCGGGCACCGGATGGATGGCGATTGGCGGCGGCGGCGGCGGTGGCGTCTCGACGTTCGCGGCGCTCAGCGACACCCCGGCTGGCTACGCGGGCCAGGCCAACAAGCTGTTGCGCGTCAACGCCGGCGCGAATGCGGTCGAGTTCGCGCAGGCAGTCTTCGCGATGCTGGCAGAGGCGCCCGCCGGCGCGTTCTCGCTGGGCGCGAACAAGATGCTGGTCGGCAATGAAGCAGGGACCGCGTTCGAGTGGCGGACGCCGCCTGCCGGGCTGAGCGGTCCGTCGCTGGTGCTTTCGCCGCCGGAGCTGACGGCTGGGAACAATTATGTGACTGTCATCATCGACAGCCCGAAGGCATCCGGCCTCATCAACAGCAATGGCGGAGATGACGGCGTGAGCTGCCGTCTCATTCAGAACGCATCGCGGGTTACGAATGGGCCGACCTCGCAGCCGAACTACTATAATGTGGTCTTCGGGCTCGGATACAATTCCACCCCGGCATTCACGCCATCGAACACGGCAATGCCGTCAGCCTCGTTCCGCATCGAGAGTAAGTTCGCCCAAGGTGGGCCGAGCGATCCGTTCATGGCCGAGTTCCATGCGTCGCTGTTCCCGGCCAGTGATCCGTCGATCGAGTTCCGCGCCCTGAGCGCGACGGTCCCGCACTTGATCGCCGACTGGAACGGCGCAGGTGCCAGCTATTCGATGCGGTCGAACAACTTCCGCTTCATCAGCGGCATTGGCACGGATCGCCTTAGCTTCCGTTTCGGCGGCATGGGTAACGAGGTCGAGTTCATCGATAGCGGTGCCGGACTCCCGCACCCCAAGCTGTTCTTCGGCACCAACAACCGTCCGACCGTCGAGCAGTGGAACGCGGCCAAGACCGGCTTGCTGCCCGCGCCGTATCGCAACAGCAACGACAACACGCATATTGGGGGCGGCGCACTTTATATCGTCGGCACGGCGCAGGCGACCCCGAGCGGTTCGGGCAACTGCGGCATTGACCTGAATATCACGAGCGGTGGGGCGGCGGGGATGCGCGGCGTCAATGTGCAGATGCCCGCCGTGACCGGCGATGCCTATGGCGCGTTCATCAACGCCAGCGGCGTGACGGGGCGCGTCGATTTCCACGTCCTGTCGACCACCGGCAAGCCGACCTTCAACCTGCAGACTGGGGACAACGCCAGCAGCGACATGATGCTGTGCTTCACGAACCAGGGTTCAGGGGCAAGCTTCACCATCGGCTATGACAACAGCGACGGCGACAAGCTCAAGGTCGAGAAGAGCTTCAAGAGCGTGGGATCGTCGAGCGCCCTGTTCTTCGAGTGCGATCCTGCGATCAACGTGACCCGTTTCGCCATGCCGCCCAAGCTGCCTAGCTACACGGTTGCGGGACTTCCTGCCGCCGCGACGGTCGGGGCCGGGTCCAAGGCATATGTCACCGATTTGAACGCCACCACTGCCGCCAGTGTCGCGGCTGGGGGTGGCTCCAACAAGGGCGAGGTCATTTGCGACGGCACCAATTGGCGCATCGTCGTCGCGTGGGCGTAACGGAGGAAGTGAATATGGAAATCAAGACGCGGCAGATTGCGCTCTGCCTTGACGATGCGGGCACTATCACGGGCGTCGAGGCGCGGCGCGAGGCGGTCTATGCCGATGGCGCGCGGCGCATCCTCGATGCCGAACCGGCGACGACGGAGGAGTTCCTGTCCATTTTGACCGGAGAGGATGCCGATCTCGGCGCCGCGCTGGCAACGAAGGTGGCTCAGCTGCAGGGAGCATCCGCGATCAACACGGCGCTGGATGCACAGATTGTCGGCGTTCGTGCCGAGCTGGCTAATGCTCAGGCGACGATCGACGCCCAGGCCGAAACCATCGCCGCGCAGAATGCGGCCGCTGCTGAGCTCAACGGGCGCGTCGCATCGGATGAGTCGCAGATCCGCACTCTGCAACGCCTCGTCTCGGTCGAGCAGGAGACCAGCGCCAACTTGCGTGCCGAGGTGGCGAAGCTGCAGGCCAAGGTTGTCGAACCGCAGGGAGAAATCGCCGCCGAGCCGATTTAAGGTCGTTCGCCCGGTGGGACAGAATGCACCGTCGGGCAACACCCCCCTCCCCTTGTAGTAACCCTTTCTACAAGACCGCGCCCGCGCGTGCTTCCGGGGGCGCGGTCATAACGTCGCCATGAGCGACCCCGCCGACTCTCAGCGCATCATTGGCGATCTGTTCCGCTTGGGGACCGTACTGTCCGTCGATCTCTCGGCGGGCACCTGCCGCGTGCAGATCGGCGACATTGAAACCGGCGATCTCCCCTGGCTCGCCGGATCGGCGGGGGAAACCCATATCTGGATGCCGCCCAGCGAGGGCGAACAGGTTGCCGTCATCGCGCCCGAAGGCGACACCCGCGCCGGCATCGTGCTGCGCGGCCTCCCCAGCGACGCCAACCCCGCCCCCGGCGACAGCCGCACCGTCGTCATGATCTTCGCCGATGGCGCGCGCATCTCCTACGATCCCGAGGAACAGTATCTTGAGGCGCGGCTTCCCGAAGGCGGCCGCGCCAAGCTGCTCTGCGACGTCGAGATCGACGGCAAGCTCAAGGTGACGGGCGACGTCCAGATGGATACCAAGCTCCATGTCGATGGCGAGATCGCAAGCGACACCGACGTCAAGGCAGCGGCGATCAGCCTCAAATCCCACAAGCACATTGGCGTGCAGGCTGGCGCTGCCCAGACCGGGGCAGCGGTATGAACGGCATGGACCGCCATACCGGCAAGCCACTCTCCGGCCTCGATCACCTACGCCAGTCCTGCGGGGACATCATCGGCACGCCGCTCGGCACCCGCATTTGCCTGCGCGAGTACGGCTCTTTCGTCCCCGAGCTGATCGATCAGCCGATGAACCAGCTCACCCGCACGCGGATCTTCGCGGCGACCGCGCTCGCCCTGTCGCGGTGGGAGCGCCGCCTGCGCCTGACCCGCGTCGGCCTTTCTGCGGGCGATCAGCCGGGGGAGTTCGTCCTCGATATCGCCGGCGACGCGCTCGATCCCAACGGCCGCCGCTCTCCCGTCACCTTCACCCTTCCCGTCCGCGCCCAGAGCGCCCTTGCTAACTGAGAGGTATCCATGTCGTTTCAGCACGGAATCAGCGTCACCGAGGTCGCGAGCGCGGCGCGCTCGCTGGCGATCGTCGCCACCGGCGTCATCGGCCTGGTCGCCACCGGCCCCGCCGCCGACGCTGCGGCCTTCCCGCTCGACACCCGCGTCAAGATCGCGCCATCCGGCATCGTCGATGCCATTGCCAAGGCGGGCGCGACCGGCACGCTCAAAGCCGCGCTGCAGGCCATTGCCACCCATGTCCGCACGCCGATCGTCCTGATCCGCGTCGCCTCCGGTGTTGATGAGGCCGCGACCGACGCCAATGTCATCGCCGGGATCCAGATGCTGCGCGGTGCCGAGGCTCAGCTCGGCCTGAAGCCGCGTATCCTCGGCGCACCGGGCCTTGATACGGAGGATGTAGCGGATGAGCTGGCGGCGGTGGCCAAGGATCTGCGCGCCTTCGCCTATGCCCGCTGCCATGGCGCGGACACCGCCGCGCGCATCGCCTATCGCGAAAACTTCGACCAGCGGGAGCTGATGCTGCTCTATCCCGACTTCCTCATGGAATCGGGCACCGACATCGTCGCCAGCCCGTCCGTGGCGCACGCGATGGGCATGCGCGCGCGCATCGATCAGGAGCAGGGCTGGAACAAGACCCTGTCCAACGTCCCGATCGAAGGCGTTGTCGGAATGACCGAGGATGTGCACTTCGACTTCCAGTCGGTCGATACCGAGGCGAACCAGCTCAACGAGGCGGGGATCACCACCATCGTCGCCATCAACGGATCGCTCCGCTTCTGGGGCAACCGCACCTGCGCGGATCCGGCGAGCGACACCGGCAAGGATTTCGTGTTCGAAAGCGCGACCCGCACCGCGCAAGTTCTGGCGGACACCTGCGCGCTCGGCTTGATCTGGGCGATCGACAAGCAGATGAACCCCGGCCTCGCCCGCGACATCATCGAGCAGATCAATGAGCTGTTTCGCAAGCTCGCGCGTCCCGGCGCTGCGCAGATGATCCTCGGCGCTGAGGCGTGGTTCGACGCGGACGCCAACCCGATCGAGAACCTCAAGGCCGGCAAGCTGCTGATCCGGTACAAATACACGCCGGTCCCGCCGCTCGAAAACCTCCTGCTCCGCCAGGAGATCACCGACGAGTATCTCGCCGACTTCGCCGAGCTGGTCGCCCTCGCCGCCTGAAGCCCGCCCCTTAGCTTCCTGCCCTTTATTGGAGAACCGCCATGGGCCTGCCCCGCGTCCTCAAGACCATGACCACCATCATCGACGGCATCGGCTATGTCGGTGAAAGCAAAACGATGAAGCTGCCCAACCTCGATCGCAAGTTCGAGGGCTGGCGCGGCGGCGGCATGAATCGTCCCGCCAAGATCGACCTGGGCGGCGGCGACGATCTCGATGTCGAGCACAGCTATGGCGGCCCGATCCGGGAAGTCATCCGCCAGTACGGCCTGCCCTCGCTCACCGGGGTGCAGATCCGCTGGGTCGGCTCGTTCCAGAATGACGACACGGGTGAGATCACTGCGGTCGAAGTCGTGGTGCGCGGCCGGCACGAGGAAATCGATCGCGGCGACCAGCAGGTCGGCGAGATGGGCGAGTTCAAGGTCAAGACGGCCTGCGCCTATTACAAGGAAATCTGGAACGGCCGCACCGAGGTTGAGATCGACATCCTTGCGGGCGTCGAGATCGTCGGCGGTGTCGATCGCATGGCGGAGCATCGCGCCGCCATCGGCCAGTTCTAACCGGAGTCGATTAACATGACCGAACAGACCCCGCCCGTTGCGGACAATTCGCCGCTATTTCGTCGCTTGACCCTCGACGGCGACGTCAAGGTCGGCGACCAGGTGCTGATCCCCGCCGGGACCGTGGTGACCGTGCGCAAGCCCGGCTCGCCCGAGATGCGCGGTCTTACCCTCATGGCGCTTTCGCAGCTCGACGTGAACGCGCTGCACGAACTGGCACCGCGCATCACCACGCCGGTCATTCACAAGAACGCGATCTGGGAACCTGCCGACCTGATGCAGTTCGGCGCTGAGGTAATGGATTTTTTGCTGCCGACGGCCGCAAAGCAGGCAGCCTCCCAAACCGCGTAGAGGACGTCATGGCGGATCTGGCGGTCGTGTTTCACTGGCCGCCGTCCGCAATGGACGGGATGGACCTCGTCGAACTCATGGCCTGGCGCGCTCAGGCCGAGCGCCGCACCCGAAACGACAAGAGCTGAAGCCGCCCGATGGACCGCAATCTCCGCATCCGCATGCTGCTCGAGGCGGGTGACCGCGTCACCCGCCCCTTGCGCGACATCGCCGGCGGCTCGGCCAAGGCCGCGCGCGAGCTGAAGGCGACCCGCGATCGTCTCCGCGATCTCGACCGGGCACAGGCCAACATCAATGGCTTCCGCGAGCTGAAGGCTGGCCTGCGATCGACCGAGGCGCAGATGGGGGAGGCGCAGGCGCGCGTGAACGCCCTCGCCCGTCAGATCGCCGCGACCGACACCCCGACCAAGAAGTTGACCGCCGAGTTCGCCAAGGCAAAGCGCGAATCCGCTGCGCTCAAGAATGAGCATATCGAGCAGTCCGCGCGACTGCAGCAGCTGCGCGACCGGCTCGGTTCCGCTGGCGTCGCGACGGGCAACCTGTCCAGCCACGAGCGCCGTCTGCGCGGTGATATTGCCCGCACCAACGAAGAGCTGGCCGAACAGGAGCGCCGCCTGCGCGCCACCGCCGATCGCGCGCAGCGGCTCGGCGCTGCCCGCGACCAGTTCGGCAAGGGCATGAACATGGCCACTGGCCTCGCCGCCGGCGGCTTCTCCGCAATGCAGACCGGTCAAACGATGCTGCGCCCGATCACCGGCGCGCGCGACGACGCGGCCGTGCACGAATCGGCGATGACCGACATCGCGCAAAAGGCGGACCTATCGCGCGACGCTGCGCGCCAGATGGGCGACACAGTGCTCGAAGTTGCGGCGAAGGCGAACCAACTGCCCGAAGCGATTCGCGCCGGCATCGACACACTGTCGGGCTTTGGCCTCGATCCCCGTCAGGCGCTGGCGATGATGCAGCCGATCGGCCGCGCCGCCACTGCCTACAAGGCCGAGATCGCGGATCTGTCCGCCGCCGCCTTCGCCGCCAACGATAACCTCAAGGTGCCTGTCGCGCAAACCGGCAAGGTAATCGATATCATGGCGGCCGCCGGCAAACGCGGCGCGTTCGAGATCAAGGACATGGCGAGCCATTTCCCTGCCCTCACCGCCGCCAGTCAGGCGCTGGGGCAGCACGGCACCGCCGCCGTCGCGGATCTGTCCGCCGCGCTTCAGATCGCGCGCAAGGGCGCAGGATCTTCGGACGCCGCCGCGACCAACGTCGCCAACCTGCTTCAGAAGATCAATTCGCCGGGCACCGTCCGCGCGTTCAAGAAGAACTTCGGAGTCGACCTGCCCGCCGCGCTCAAGAGGCTCTATTCCGAAGGCAAGACCCCGATCGAGGCGATTGCCGAGCTGGCGAGCAAGACGGTGGGCGGTGACCTGTCGAAGCTCGGCTACCTATTCGAGGATGCCCAGGTGCAGGGCGCGCTGCGGCCGCTGATCCAGAACCTCGAGGAATATCGGCGAATCCGAGCCGAGGCGGGCGCGGCGGGCGGCACTTCCGACGCTGACTTTGCCGAGCGGATGAAGGACGCGGCGGAGGAGTCGCGACAGTTCAACGTCGAGATGCAGAACCTGTCGATCACGATGGGCGGCCTCCTGCTTCCCGCCGCCACTCAGCTGGCCAAGAAGGTGGGCGGGTATGCCAAGGCGTTCGCCGGATGGGCGCGCGCCAACCCCGGATTCGCCAAGGGGCTGGCGCTCACCGCCGCGATTCTCGCCGGGCTGTTCATCGTGCTCGGCGGCGGCGCGATCGTCGTCGCCGGCATGGTCATGCCCTTTTATGCGCTGGGCGCGGCCGCCGCGTTCCTCAACATCGGCTTGCTGCCCCTGATCGGCATCGTCCTCGCCGTGCTTGCTGCCATCGCGTTGCTCGCTGGAGGCGCCTATCTGATCTACAAAAACTGGGGCGCAGTCACCGGCTTTTTCTCCAGCCTCTGGGCGGGGATCAAATCCACGGTGAGCACCGGCCTCGCCGCGATCGGCGGGTTCATTATGAACTTCACTCCGGTCGGCATGTTCATCCGCGCCTTCTCGGCCGTGCTTGCCTTCCTGCGCGGTCCATTGCCTGGGCAGATGATGGAGGCAGGCCGCAACCTCATTCAGGGGCTGATCCGCGGCGTCATGAACATGCTGGGCGCGCTTAAATCGACCATCATCAACGCGGCCTCGTCCGCTGCAAAATGGTTCAAGCAAAAGCTCGGGATCCAGTCCCCGTCCCGCGTCTTCATGGGGTTCGGCGGATACATGATGGAGGGCCTCGATCGAGGTATCGCCTCCGAATCGCAGCTGCCAATCCGACGCCTCGATCGGCTATCGAAAGAGATCGGCGCGGCAATGGCGGTCGGCATCGCTGCGCCCGCCATCGCCGCCACCCCGGTCCCCGACAACGCACCGGGAACGAGCACGCGGGCTGCGGCTTCGTCGAGCGTTGCGGCAGGCGGACGGGCCAGCGCCGCACCGGTGACGATCAACATCTACCCCGCGCCAGGCCAGTCCGCGAAAGAGATCGCCGAGGAAGTCCGCCGCCAGCTTGAGGATCACCACCGCAAGCCCGGCGGCGGCGGCTCGTTCGCCGACGCTCCCGATTGGGAGGGTTGATCATGATCTTGATGTCGCTCGGCATGTTCGCCTTCCACGTCCCGACCCTCGCCCATGATGAGCTGCAGCGCCGCTGCGACTGGCGGCACGCCCGCTCGGCACGCATCGGCACCCGCGACGCGCTGCAATTCGTGGGCCCCGGTGAGGACAGCATCTCGGTTTCCGGCACCTCCTTTTCGGAGCTGTCGAAGGGCGTGCTGTCCCTCGACGAACTGCGCGGCATGGCCCCCACGGGCGAGGCATGGCCGCTGGTCGATGGCGCGGGCCGCGTGTTCGGGGAATTCGTGATCACCGCGATCGATGAGCGCCAGAAATACCTGCTCGATGACGGCACCCCGCGCCGGATCGACTTCGCGATCGACCTGCTCCGCGTCGATGAGGGCTGATCGGTGAGCAACGTTCCCGACTTCCGCCTGACGATGGCGGGGCAGGATCTGCGCGGTGCGATCTTCGGCGCGGCGGCCGAGTTGCTCGACATCACCGCCAAGGTCCGCCCGCGCCTGATCTCGCTGACTTTGACCGAAAAGCGGGGAGATGAGGCCGACCAGCTCGAACTGACCCTCGACGACAGCGACGGCCTGCTCGAAATGCCAAAGCCCGGCGCGGTGCTGCGCGTTCAGCTCGGTTGGCTGCGCGGCCGCGACGTTGTGCCCGGCCTGATCGACAAAGGTAGCTTCAAGGTCGATGAGGTCGAACATCGCGGCCCGCCCGACCAGGTGCGCATCACCGCGCGCTCGGCCGACTTCACCAGCGACCTCAAGAAGCGCCGCGAGCAAAGCTGGCACGATACCACCCTCGGCACGATCGTTGCCGAGGTCGCCGGTCGAAATGCTTTGCAGGCGCGCTGTGCGCCCGCTCTGGCGTCGATCCGGCTCAAGACCGTGGTGCAGAGCCGCGAGAGCGACATGGCGCTACTGCGCCGTTTGGGGCGCGAACATGATGCGGTCGCGACGATCAAGGGCGGGTCGCTGATCTTCGCCCCGGTCGGGTCGGGCCAAACTGCCACCGGCAAGCCCCTGCCCGTCGTCACCCTCCGCAAACGCGACGGCGACCGCCACAGCTACCGCCTCGCCAAGCGCGAGGATGCCGGCGGCGTCACCGCCTCATGGCACGATCGCAGGGAAGGGAAGAAAAAGTACGTGACCATTGGCGAGGAGAAGGGCGCGCGCAAGCTGTCCCGGACCTATGCCAGCGAGGCCGATGCCCGCGCCGCCGCCCAAGCCGCGCAGAACCGCGCCAAGCGCGCGCCCGCGACATTCGACTACACCCTCGCCCTCGGCCGCGCGGATCTAGCTCCCGAGCAGAAGGTGACAGTGCAGGGCTTCAAGGCCGAGATCGACGGCACCGCCTTGCTGATCAGCGAGGTGGCGCACAGCCTTGGCGATCGAGGGTTCGCGACGTCGCTGAAGCTGGAGCGGGCGTGACGATCCAGTCAGCGCCCGCTCCATATTGATCTTAGCTACGGAAATAGGCGTAAACCGGACCGGATAGAGAACCATTGCAACGCCGACCGTTCGGCCAGTCCTCCCACTTACGACACTCGCCGCTGGCGGCTCCCCACCCGCGCGATACAAACGTCAGCGTGGGGTGAGCCGCCTTCTGCTGCTCCACCCACCGAGCCACGCCAGCGCTCCATTCCCTGTTGACGCGGTCTTGGTCACAACAGCCCGAAGTACCGCGCCAAGTTACCGAGACAGTGCCGTCGACCTTGATTAGTTCGCTGTCCGCGCTCTTCTCTGTCTGTCCCTCGCCCTCCTCGGCGAGATTGAGGTCATGAGTTTCAGTGGGTTCCCCCCAATCGGTGTCCTTTTCACCTTCGGGAATTTGATCGCCTTGCTCGATGGACATGTACCTCTCCCTCTATTGGATCGAAATACGCGTTACACGGCCGGCGGCCATCGAACTGCAAAACCCAGTCTCAATTGCTCGCCGCCGAGATCTTTACCACCGCTCCAACAGCGTGCAACCCGACGACCAAATCGATCAGTATTTTGAAAGCCAGACCGTCGCGGATCTGCATCCACTACGACAGATTACTGGCCCAGTGAGCATTTGACGGAGATTTTCTTGCGCGGCTCGGCCACCCCCCGAGACACAACGGCGACGCGGGGGGCAACCGTTTAACTCCGGCGCGTCGATGCGCGCCAAACGCACCCGCCCAATGTCGCTGCAACGCAGAGTGTCGCCGTCAACCGCCACAGCGGCAAGGCAAAGGAAAGTCAGGGACATCTTCGGCTATTGCACCCGGATTTCTCTCGGATTGCTTGTCTCATAGGGACCCGCCCCCTCACCTACGCGCAGCTCGGCGACACGGCATCCCTTAGGATTGAACGCCCCCACGGCGTACATCAACACCGGTGCCTCATCGCGGGCACCAACGCGGAAGCGAAGGATTGCCTCGCGGTTCTTGCCTTCGAATCCATCGGTGACGCTGAAATCCTCGAACTTGAAGGTCACCAGACGATCCGGGGCGACGCCCTTCCGAACACGACTAATGAGCGCCTGTAGGAATTCAGGGTCGGTTGACCGGCAAATGTCACTGGGCACCTCTCGGTAAAGATCGGCCGGATAGATCGAATACGTAGCGGGAGCCTGGGTCACAGTCGCGTTAGTTGGCTCGGCGTTCTCGTCGCACGCAACGACCGCGCAGGGCAGAGCCAGCGCAACAAAGCGAAACATCCGCGTCATCAGGACTCCTCTCGTTCGGCTCAATTAGGACCTTCGCTCGCCGCGACGCGCCCCAAAATCCGCAAGATTTCGACGCCCGATTTCAGGCATGGTTGGAGGGAAACGAAAAAGGATATTTCCTACAAACCTTGCACCGTGCCAGCAGAACACAATGAGAACAACGTGTCGAGTCGGTCGCGAATGAGCAAGCCCGTTTTCCGTGCCTCCCCTGGTTGCGACCAGGCTTGCGCCCGCTGCGACGTCATGTGCTCGGTCATTGCCGCGACGCGGGACGATCTGTGGCGAGAGCTGGAGGATCTGCATCGGCTTCGCGCGCTTCGACCGTCACGGGTGTCGGCAGCAGATCTCGAAGCTGCGCAAGACCGGTTGGCAGCCGCCGAGCGAGAATTTGAGCGAGTTCGGCCGCGCCCAGATTTTGATGATCGACCGGTCGCAACAGCCCTTCGAACATCCGCGCGAGCGCAGCTTCACTAGGAAGCGCGACCTGCATCGTCACGAACTGGATAGGCGGAGGTGGAGGCGCAACATAGCCCTCAGCCGGATCATCGACTTCCCCCTCCAGGTAGGCGGGGGTTGTCTCAAGAATGCGGGCGAGCTGGATCAGCTTCGAAGTGTTCCGCGTCTCGCCATGAATCAGCTTGCCGACCGCTTGCTGCGACACGCCCAGAGATCTCGCCACCGCGCTCTGAGAAGTGCCAATCGCGTCGATGCGCGCGGCAATGCGGTCCCCTCTGATCATATCAAAATACCTACAACCTTGGTTGTTGTGCCATAGGGAAGAATGGTTGTTGACCGATCACAACTTTGGTTGTAGCTGTCTGGTCATGGTCACGCACCGAACCCCCTCTGAAGCGCTTGAAGCGGCAGTCGATCATGCTGGTTCACAAGCCGCATTTGCGCGCCTCTGCGGCGTGTCACAGGCCGCGGTCTGGAAATGGCTTGCGAACGGAAAGTGGCTCCCTCCGCAGCACGCGATCCCCGTCGAAGCGGCAACTGGCGTGTCGCGCCATGACCTTCGTCCCGACATCTATCCTCACGACGCCACGGCTTCCTTCCAACCGGATAGTAACGCCGTACCCTTCGGCGCGCCGGGCGTCGCGTGCGATCGAAACGCCATTTTGCACCGGGGGGCGCAGTGACCCTCGTCCGCGACCCCCTCACCTTTTCGAAGGCGATCAGCACGATCGCCGGGCGCATCGACTTTCCGGCGATGGCCGCAATCGTCGGGCGCAGCGAGCGGCTCGTGCGCAAATGGTCGCACCCGCAGTCGAACGCGCATCCGACGGTCGCACAGGGGGTCGCCCTCGACCTCGCTTACATCGAGGCGGGCGGCGACACCGCGCCGATCTCCGAAACCTATCTCCAGCTGCTCGATCGCGGCATCGGTGAGCGCATGGCCAACCGGCTTGCCCTCACTGCCGCTGTGGCGAACGCGGTGAAGGAAAGCGGCGACGCCTTTGCGGCCGTGCTTGCCGTCACCCATCCCGGTGCCGGGCCTCGCGAGGTCCACCGCGCCGAACATGAACTAGAAGAAGCCCAATCTGCGATGGCGGTCGTTGGCCGGCGTCTCTCGTCTTTCCATCCTCTCGGCGCGGGGCCGGGCGGGGAAACTGTGGGGGGAACCCAATGACTGCCAAGAAACCACGTCTTCCGGGGATCCACTGCCCCCATTGCGGCGATCGTTCGATCGTGCGCGACAGCGTCCAGGTGACGCCGATCGTGCGTGAGCTGCGCCTCGTCTGCGACAACATCGATTGCGGCCATTATTTCGTCGCGCAGCTCAGTGTGATCCGCACCGTGCGGCCCAGCGCCTGCCCGAACCCCGACATCCACCTCCCGACCGGAAAATGGGCCAGCCAGCCGGCGAACGACGACACGCCCGCGCCTGCCAACGATGAGCGGCCGCCCGCGGCGACCGAGGCCGCTCCCATGAGCGGCTGATCCCAACCCCGCGCCGGTGACGGCGCACCTGACTGAACAATCCCCCCGGTCGCCATGCGCTTCCGGGAACGCCCTCCGCTTGCCCGAAAGAACCGACCCTCCCGATGCGCGACGATCTGCTCACAGAAGTGCTGAAGCGCCTGCAGAACGATTACAAGTTCAAGGCCAAAGGCGCGTGGCTGCAGGAGGGCAAGTGCGACGCCTGCGGCAAGCGCGAAGCCTATGCCCGCGCCGATGCGCCTTGGGTCGTGAAATGCGGTCGCGTGAACCGCTGCGGCGTCGAGAAGCACGTTAAGGAACTCTACCCCGACATCTTCGACAACTGGTCGAAGCGGCACAAGCAGACCCCGGAAAACCCCCACGCCGCCGCCGACGCCTATCTCGCCGCAGCGCGGGGTTTCGACCTCATGCGCCTGCGCGGAGCCTATACGCAAGAATGGTATCGTGACCCGGAGCTTGGCATCGTCTCAGCGGCGGTGCGCTTCCCGATCCCCGGCGGCGGGCACTGGCAGCGGCTGATCGATCAGCCGGGCCGGTTCGGGAAGAAGAAGGCGACCTTCTCCTACGGCTCCAGCTATCGCGGCCATTGCTGGATGTACCCCGGCGTCACGCTCGAGGATCTGGCGTGCGCTGATGAGCTTTGGCTTGCCGAAGGCATCTTCGACACGATCGACCTGGTTCAGAAGGGCAAGGTCCGCGCTGTCTCGACGCTGACCTGCAACGTCTATCCCGAGCACTTCCTCGCCGATCTGCGGCGGGTCTGTGGTGCCCAAAACCTCGCCGGGCCGCGCCTGATCTGGGCCTTCGACGTCGGCCGCGCCGGCGTCCACTTCACGCGCAAGTTCCACGAGCGTGCCACCGCCGAGGGCTGGCGCTCCGGTGCCGCCCAGGTGCGCCCCGATGGCGAAGGCGACAAGCTCGATTGGAACGACCTCGGCCAGCGCGACAAGCTGAAGCCCGAGGATCTGGTCACCTATCGCTGGAATGGCGAGGTGACGATCGCGCCGACCGCCACCGCCAAGGCGCTGCTGATCTACGAGCGCGAAAAATTCGCGAACTTCCCGATCACCTTCGGCGGCCGCCAGCTGTGGGCGAACTTCTCGATCGACCGCATCCAGACAGAACTGCAGGCGATGCTGGAAAGCGACGAGCCCGAGTTCGAGGACTTCAAGGCGCTCCCCTTCACCCAGCAATGGCAGCGCGCGGCCGAGCGCGCGGTCGAGATCGAAGAGGTTGCGAACTGCACCTTCCGCACCCTCTATTACCAGCGCGACCCGAACCTTGAGGAGGGCGCATACTTCCTCCGCGTCGATTTCCCGTCCGACCGCGCCAGCGTGAAGGCGACATTTTCCGGCGCGGCCTGCGCCGGCTCCGGCGACTTCATGAAGCGGCTCGCCTCGGTCGCCCCCGGCGCGCTGTGGACCGGCAATCAGTTTCAGATCGTCCGCCTGATGCAGCGCCAATGGGCGAATATTCAGGTGGTCGAGGCGATCCAGTTCACCGGCTACTCGATCGACCACGAGGCGTGGATCCTCGGCGACATCGCGGTTCACAAGGGCCGCGTCTACGAGGCCAACGACGAGGATTATTTCGTCCTCGGCAAGCGGTCGGTGAAGCTGCGCACGTCGGAGCGAATGCTCCGCATCGCCTACGACCCCGAGAAGCTCAACCTCGATTGGACCCGCCCGCTGATCACCGCCTACGGCCCCAAGGGGCTTGTGGTGCTCGCCTTTTGGGTGCTGGCGCTCTTTGCCGAACAGATCCGCGCGAAGCAGGAAAGCCTCGGCTTCCTTGAGATGACCGGCCCGCCGGGCAGCGGCAAGACCACGCTGCTGGAGTTCCTTTGGAAGCTGCTCGGCCGCGTTTCCTACGAAGGGTTCGACCCGACCAAAGGCACCAACGCGGGCATCTCGCGCACGCTCGGACAGGTCGGCAATCTCCCCGTCGTGCTGATCGAGGGCGACCGTGGGCAGGACACGCCGCACGCCAAGCGCTTCGAATGGGACGAGTTGAAGACCGCCTATAACGGTCGGGCAGTCCGCACCCGCGCCATCGCCAATGGCGGCATGGAAACCTTTGAGCCGCCTTTCCGGGGCGCGATCGTCATCGCCCAGAATGCGACCGTCGAAGGATCGCCGGCGGTGACCGAGCGCATCATGGGCCTGCACTTCGACAAGGGCCGCTTCTCGCCTCAGGGCAAGGCCGCAGGCGAGGCACTCAAGACCGCCGACGTCAAGGATCTGTCGGGCTTCCCGATCCATATCGCGCGCCGCGAAGAGGCGATCCTCGTCCGCTATGCCGAGGCATTCGCTCACCACGAAGCGAAGATGCTCAAGCACCCCGGCTGCGGCGATTACCGCTTCGCCAAGAACCACGCCCAGCTGGCGGCGATGCTCGACGCGCTGCGGCTCGTGGTGACCAACCTGTCCGATCACGACGTCACCGACGCGCACGGGCTGATCCTCGACATGCTGGCCGAGCGGCACCGGGTGACCGAGCAGGATCACCCCCATGTCATCCTGTTCTGGGAGCGGTTCGACCACTTCAACGCCCAGGACTCGAGCCAACTCGCCCCCGAACACCCGATCAACCATTCCCGCACGTCCGACGTGCTGGCGATCAGCCTCGTCCAGTTCGAGGCGCGCTGCTCCGCCAACGGCCTGCGCATGCCCTGCACCAATCAGGAGCTGAAGCGCCTGCTCAAGACCTCCAAGGCCCGCCGCTTCATCGAGGTGAAGGCCGTCAATTCCCGCGCCGCCGGCAAGACCGTCGACTGCTGGGTCTTTCGCAACCCCGACTCCGACACCGTGAAGAAAGGAAACAGCTGATGCTGCATACCCCGAGTTTCGGGCGCGCCGTTCCGCGCCCTGTGCCCGCCGCCCAACCGAGCACGCTGGATCCGCTGACGCCGCAGGCATATCTGGCCCTGCGCCGCCGCGCCGCGCGGCTGTCGATCGATGATGCTGCCGCACTGATCGTCGAGAACGTCACGCCCCCGCGCTTCCTGCCGCGCTCGGAGCGGCTCGCCGAAGCGCGCGAGTTGATCCGACAGCTCGAAACCCCCGGCGTCCTCGCTCGCCACGTCACGACGATCGACCTGCTCGCCGTCGCCTTCCCGCTTGATCCCAACGTTTACTACCAGCTCGCGCACGAACCCGCCGATCGCCACCCGGCGGTCTGTCGCGGATGCGGCTGCAGCCAATGGGATCGGTGCGAAGGCGCGAGCGGTGCCTGTGCCTGCGCGAGCTCCGATCTCTGCAGTAGCGGAGACGTCCTTTGATCGCGCCCGTTCTGCAGGGCTGCTCGTGCAGCGACTGCGCCAAGCGCGAGGAGCGGGCGCGCACCGCCCGCCGCTGGCTCGCCGTCGCGCTGGTCGCGACCTTCTACCTCGCTGGAGCGATGCTCCCATGAACGCGATGACGATGCGCATGCAGCGCGGCGCGGACGGCACCATGCGCCATGTTCCCGCCCCGATGGCACCCGCCGCACCGGCGCGCGGTCGCAAAAAGCCCGTGGTGCCTGATCCGATCAAGACCAACGGCGAAAGCGCGGCCGAGCAGTTGCGCCTCCTGATCGAGCGAGCGGAACGGCTCGCCGAGGAAAAGCGGGGCATCGCCGACGACGAAAAGGATGTGTTCGCCGAGGCGAAGGCGATCGGCTTCGACCCGCGCACCATGAAGACCATCATCAAGTTGCGCCGGATGGAATCGCATCACCGCGAGGAAGCCGAGGTGATGCTCGAAACCTACCTCATCTCGCTGGGGATGAAATGATGGCCGCGCCCGTCACCCCCCGCCGCTGGCGTCGCCTCGCCCAGATCGCATTCGTCGGCCTCGCCGCGATCGTCGCAATCCCCTTCATCATCGTCGCGCTGTTCGGCGCGGCGGGAGGGCGGCGTTGATGCCGAGCATCTGTGACGTCCCCGGCTGCGATCACGCCCGCCGCCGCAACCAGCGCCTGTGCGGCCGCTGCTTCGGTCGACTCCCCGGCGAGCTGCGCATCGCGATCAACGAAGCGCATCACCAGCGCCGCTGGCCCGATTGGCGCGAGGCACGCCGCCGCGCCGCCACATTCCTCAACCTCGACCGCGCCGCCCCGGCTCGGCCCACGACCTCACCCCAACGCGCCTACGAACTGCAGGCGCGCATGCTCGGCGAAAGGAGCGATCTGTGACCGACACCCTCGCCCTTGAGGTACCGCCGCAGGTCCTGCGCTCGCATCAGGTCCACACGCTCCCCTCGCTACAGATGGCGATCGACGATCTGCTCCGCGCCGCCCGCGACGCCGGGAACAGTGGCCCGATCAACCTCGCCGACTTCGATCCGAAGGACGGGCTGACCGTCGCCCTCACCCGCGACGATCGCGGCATGATGGCGATCACGTTCCGGCGGGGGAAGCGACAAGGAAAGGTCGCATAGATGGCCCGCCCAAAGAAATATGCCAGCCGCCGCGCATGCGCGAGCAAGCGCGTCTACTCGACCGAGATCGCCGCGCGCATGGGCGCGCAAGCGGCGCTTTCGACGCAAAGCCGCGCCCTCCCAATCCTGTTCGTCTATCCGTGTCCGGCGTGCATGAAGTGGCATGTCACGCGCGATGGCAGCACCGGCCTGGGCGTCACCCGAACCAATCTGTTCGCGGAGCTGAACGGCGACGCATGACCCCCGCCGCGCGCCCTGACCTGGTGGCCTTTGTCGAGGCACTTGCGCGCGCCGCCGCGAATCGTGACTATGACGAACAGATGAGTCGCGCCCGCGCGGCTGAGGCCAAATCCCATGATGACGGTAATCTACGCCCGCTACAGCTCGGACCGACAGAATGCGCGATCCATCGACGCGCAGATCGCCGACTGTCGCGCGCGCGCCGAGCGTGAAGGCTGGCCGGTCGAGGCAGTCTTCACCGATTACGAAACCAGCGGCGGCGCGGGCATCAGTGAGGAGCAGCGCCCCGGCATCGCCGCCATGCTCACACGGGTCGAAGCGGGCGGAATCGACCAGGTGCTCGCCGATTCCACGAGCCGCATCGCCCGCGATGAGGTTGACGCAATCAACATCCGTCGCCGCATCCAGTTCGCCGGCGCGCGCCTGTTCACCCTGTCGATCGGCGAGATCGACGACATCCGCGGCCTGATCACCGGCTTTGTCGACCAGCAACAGCGCAAGGATCTGGCGCACAACATCCGCCGGGGACAGCGGGAAGTGGTGCGCGAGGGCCGCGCCCCCGCCGGCATCGCCTATGGCTATCGCCAGGACAATCGGCTCGACGATCGCGGCAACGTGATCCGGGGGCTGCGCCGCATCGATGAGCGCGAGGCGGCGATCGTGCGCCGCATCTTCGAAGAGATCGCGGCGGGCAAGAGCGCCCGCGCCGTCGCGATCGGCCTCAACGCCGACGACGTCCCCGGTCCGCGCGGTAAATGGCGCGGCAACAGCATCTGGGGCGATCCGACCCGCGCGAACGGCATACTGCGCAACCGGCTTTATAATGGGGAGCTGGTGGTCGGCCGCACAAGCAAAGTGCAGAACCCGGCATCGCGCCGCTATGTGATCCGCGCCCATGCCGCCGACAGCTGGACGGTGGAACCGGCTGAGCATCTGCGCATCGTCGAACCTGACCTGTTTGCCCGCGTACAACAGCTGCTGGCCGAAGCCGCGCACGCCCTCCCCGAAGCGCAGCGCCGCGCCAAATATCTGCTGTCCGATCTGGGGGTGTGCGGCGTCTGCGGCGGCGGGTGGATCAAGTCGCGCCCGACATCATGGGGCTGCGGTCGCCACCGCGCCGGGGCCTGCACCAACGGTGCGACCATCTCGCACCGAAAATATGAGCGCCGCGTCCTGGCCGAACTCAAAGCCCAGCTGATCGACCCCGATCTGCTCGCCGCCTATCTCCGCGCCTATCGCGAACAGCACGCCCGCCGCGTGGCCGACGCATCGCGCGACCGCGACGATCTGGACGCCAAACTAGCCCGCCTCAACCGCAAGATCGACCGCCTCGTGACGGCCATCGCCGAGGATGGCGCGTTCGCCGAAATCCGTACCGCCCTGGCCGATGCCCGCCGCGACCGCGAAGACATAGAACAGCGGCTGTCGGTGCTGGCGAAACCGAACGTCATCGGCCTGCTGCCTAACCTCGCCGACCAGTATCGCCGCGAAATCGAAAACCTTGAACGCCTGCTCGCCACCCCGGAAGCGCAGCCCGAAGCGGTCCCCGGCTTCCGCCGCCTGATCGCCCGCATCGTCATCACCCCGGCGGACCGCGGCGTCGATCTGCGCGTCGAAACCCGCATGGACCAGCTGCTCGAGCTGGCTGGCGCAGACCCCCAGTTGCGCCGCCACGCCGGTTGACCCGCGCCCGCCGGCGCACGATCTTGATTGAATGCCGCGCCAGCGCCTCTACTTCCTGACCGAGCAGGCCGATCGCGTCGAAGCACATGTGATCGACGCCGGCGGCAGCCTCGCGATCGAGCTACTCTACCATCCCCCGCGCGAGCCAGACGCCATCCCCTGCGACGACAGCGACGCGGCGGCCGACGCGCTTGAACAGCGCGTTCTCGGACACTTCACCGACCACGGCACCGCCTATCTCGTATTCTGATCGACGGCGACCAAGCCCCGTTCGACATCGCGAACCTAGGGCGCTTCGGCGTCCCCCTCCTCCCCGCAAACCGCTCCCGCGACTAGATTTTTTCGGCGGCGAACGCGCGCAATTCGGCTCCTAAAAAATCATGTGTTAGCGCCTGATCGGCTCTACCCGCTCCACCCGCTACCCAATTCAGTAAAAGTGCAGATCTACGCCAGCGTTTTGCCGGCAGAGTGGCCGACTGCGATTCGAGGGAATCTCAGACATGGCGCATTTCGGCGACGTCATGTTGTCCTATGGCTGGCCGCTGGCACTCGGCGCGGCCATGGTTGCGACCAGTGTCGTGGTGGCCTGGGGCGCACGAGCGCGGCGCGCGCCGCAACGTATGTGGGACTGGCCGATGATGCGGCCGAACGTCCGTCGGCTGACGCACCAACCCGAGCACGACCAGGTCTGAGCGACCGGTCCGGGGTGGTGGTGGAAGGGACTGGATTCGAACCAGTGTACGCTCACGCGGGCAGATTTACAGTCTGCTGCCTTTAACCACTCGGCCACCCTTCCATGCGGCACGCCGAAGCGAGTGCGCGCCAATGCCGAAGCGGCGCGGCGCTGTCAACGCCTTGCGCAGTGCATTCGCGCCTTCTAAGTCGTTTCCGCGATGCTGAACCGCTGCGGTGCCGGTTCCGCGTGAGCGGAACAGAGAGAGCTATGAGCCAGAGGCCAAGACGCGGGCATCGTCCCCAGACCGGATCGAACAGCAACCGTCCCCGTTTTTGGGGCCGCCACGCCGTGACTGCGGCGCTGGCCAATCCCGAGCGGCGGGTGCGCAAGATATGGGGGACGCGGGAGGCGCTCGGCGCACTCGACCTGCCCCCGGTGCTGCCGATCACCTATGCCGATGTCGCCGATCTGGCGCGCATGGTGCCGGCCGATGCGCCGCATCAGGGCATCGTGATCGAGGTCGATCCGCTCGAGGAAATCTGGCTGGGCGATCTGCTGGAGCAGGGCGCGAATGATCGCCGCCCGCTGCTGGTGCTCGACCATGTCACCGATCCGCATAATGTCGGCGCGATCCTGCGTTCGGCCGCGGCGTTCGACGCGCTCGGCATCGTGACGCAGGATCGCCACGCTCCGCCCGAATCGGGTTCGCTGGCGCGCGCAGCGTCGGGCGCGCTCGAGCTGGTGCCGTGGGCGCGGGTGGTCAATCTTGCCCGCGCGCTCGACGAGATCGGCGAAGCGGGCTTCTGGCGCATCGGCCTTGCCGGTGAGGCCAAGGGGACGCTGAGCGAAGTGATGGGCGACACCCGCCCGGCTTTGGTGCTCGGCGCCGAGGGCGAAGGCATGCGCCACAACACCGCGGCGCATTGCGACGAACTGGCGCGCCTGCCGATTTCGCCGCGGGTCGAGAGCCTCAACGTATCCAATGCCGCGGCCATCGCGCTGTACGCAGCTATCTCGCGCTGA